GCACCACATTGGAAGGCATCCAAGCCACACAGCTACGAGTAGTGCCGACAATCGGCAGGCGGTTGATCTCGGTAAAGTTCATCCGCATGAAGCGCGCCACCTTGCCCTCAACCAGCTGCGCCTGCTCGGCGAGGTTGATGCTGGAGCCAGCGGCATCGACAATGCCCAAAAGATCGGTCATCTGGGTGGGGGTGATCGCCATCACCGGCTCTTCCATGTCGAGGTCATAATCCGCCCAGGCGAATTGCTCGCGAATGGCTTTGAGCTTGGCCATGGTCAGACCAACACCACCATGAGCCATGGTTTGTGCCGCAGGAAAAGCGGAAGTTGCACTCGGGGTTTCACCCTCGGTAACGGTGCCGAGCATGCCGCCAATATCAACCACGCCATCGGCATCGAGGCCAATGATAATATCATCAACCTCGCGATGTGCGGCGGACACATGGGTGCGCATCACCTCGCTATTGGCGGAGTTGAGGCGGCGCAGCACATCTTCTTCATCGATGTATTGGCCGCTTTCGATCGCATCGCGGAACAGCAGCCAGCGGCGGGCAAACGAGGCATCATTCTCGAAGTTCGAGCGTTTCTTGGTGCCACGGCGGCGGGCTTTTACGGTGCCAACCAGGTCACTGGCGGCGGTAGCTTTGCCAGAAATTGGCTTTTCAGTCACGAACGGCCGAAGTTTGGAGCGGATTTGTTGGGCTACCAGATCAAGGGTGTCTTGGTAGGTGTAACGAAAGGATTGCTCGACGAGCAGATCTACGGCCATGGTGGGCCCTCCTGAAAAAACAAAGTTGATGGTTTTTCGGAAGGGATACCCGGCTGTTATTTCGCTCCGGACCCGGCCTGTGCTATGCGTCGCATATTACGGCAATCTACTTCTTGCGGTCACCCGGACGCGAGCTTTCGCAGCGATCCCCGGTGCTTATAGGCAGACTCCAAAACGGTAAAAAAGTCAATATAAAAATTGCAGGCCGATGAAATTAACCACCGGCCAGCAATTATCTGCTTGAATTATAAGGTGTTATTCGCCAGCGCGTATTTTATTCAAGCGCGCCAGTTCCGCCTCGTATTCAGCCATTTTTACCTTGTCCTTGGTGGCAATGGCTTTTGCATACGGCCCGTCTTTGGCCTTCAGCTCGGCAATTTTCGCTTTGGCTTCAGCCGGTGTGGTGGTAAACCCGCCACCTTTTCCCAAACCTACCAGGCTGTCTTCGCCAATCATGTCTGCCAGACCAGCAAACATTTTCACAACCATTGCATCGCCGTGATTTTTGCTAAGCGCTCTGGCGGCCACCAATTGCTCATCAGCATCCATACCCACGTTATCCGCCAATACTTGAAAAGCTGACTTTGCGAGTTCTTTTTTTGCATCTGTCTGATCTCCCCATTCCTTTTTCAAAGTGGCATGCATTTCATCTTTGGCTTTCTTTTCTTCCTGTAAATCTTCGCCAAATAGCCCCCCCACGTGTTCAGCGTAGAGTGAAGCCATCTTTTCCAGCGCCGCCGGCGGCATGCCTTCATCAAAGGCGATCTGGCGCGCGCCGTTCATCAGGGCTTCATCAAACTTCATACCTTCAGGCAGCTTTAGGTCCGGCAGTTCATAACCCTCGGGTTTGTCTGGCAGGCCAAAGGTTTCGGCATTGGCGCGCATAAATTCGGCCAGCGGCTGGTCTTTGTCCGGGCGGTCCATCATGCTTTCGGCGGGTTTGCCAAGCCGGGCCTCGGCATTGCGCCAGCCTTCAATGGCTTTGGTGGTGGCATCGTTCTGGTCTTCCACCAGCAGGCCCTTTTTGGTCATCCATTCCTGCGCCGGCTTGTAGCCATCACCTTCCCACCAAAGTTTGGCTTCACCGGCTGGCGGCGTGGCAGGCGGGTCACCGGCTGGCGGCGTGGCAGGCGGGTCACCGGCTGGCGGCGTGGCAGGCGGGTCACCGGCTGGCGGTGTGGCAGGCGGGTCACCGGCTGGCGGTGTCGCGGGCGGGTCACCAGCGCCATCGGCTGGATACCAAAGCGGGGTTTTATTGATCAGGTCGTTGAGTTTCATGTCGGCTCTCCTTCAAGAGTTGGTTGAGTTCAAAAGGGGTAAGGTGCATCATCGCCAACAGATCGAGGGCGAGGTCGCGGCGGCCGCGCTCATAGGCCAGTTGCTCAGGGCCCGAATTCAGCCGGTTGGTTTCGTCAACATCGCCGAGCGCCACGATCTCGCCCATGATGATGATATCTTCGGCAAGTTCCGGGTGTTGGTCAGCCACCATGGCCCAGCGGCGGGCGCGATCCACAGATTCAACCGGCAGCCGGTGCCGGATGAACAGGCGCTTAAAAATGCCGTAGCGGGCAAAAACACGGCTCATTGTGGCAACACGCCGGCTTGGGCGAGGTCTTTAGCCACGCCCGCGCCAGCTTGTGCAGCCTCCATTGCCTGCGCGGCCTGCTGGACCTTGGCACGCTCTTCCGCCATTTTGTCGGCATCTTCGCGCGAATGGAATATATCAGCTGGCGCGCCACGGGCTTCAAGCAACAGCTCGGCCAGTTCATCCTCGTTGATCCGGTCAATCAGCCGTGGTTTCATCTGCGCCAGCGGCGCAAGGTCGTTAACCACCCGCAGGGCTGCCACGCCCTCGGTCGCTTTTTGTGCCATACTGGCGGCCGAAAGGTATTTCACGTTGAGCGGCTGTCCTTCCGCCTCCGGTGGCGGTGGCGGGATCTGGCCAGCTCGCCAAAGCACATTAAAGCGCCGCCCGATTTTTCGCACCAGATATTCCTCTTGCAGGCGGCCCATATAGGGGGCCATCAGGCGGGCATATTGCTCTTGCCGCTCCATGCTTTCCAGCGTGGAAACCCCGGTGCGGCCCACCATCGAGCTGAGAGTATACATGAAAATTTCCTGTATCTCCCGCGCCTCGTTCTGCTGCATTTCAATCGTCAGGCCGGTGCCGCGCGTGGTGTCCAGCGTTTGCACAACTGCGCGGCCCATCATATCCACTCCGCCATAAATGCCGCTGCCCGGGCGGCGCTGGCCATGCAATTGCCAGCCATCCTTGTCTGGCAGCAAAAGCGTCGGATCAGCGGCAAACTGGGCCGAGCGCATAGTGCTGTCTTTCATATTATTGAGCACGCGGCTGTTGGGCAGGGCGGCATGGCCAAAGCCGGTGCCATAGGTCTGGCCTGTTTCAACATCGAGGCGGGGCGTGTGAAAGGGCATTTCAGCATAGCCGCTTTCACGCACCACCGCGCGGCCTTCTTCTGCGCCATAGGTCGAAAGCCAGCGCTGGCCTTTAGGGCCGATCTTGCCGCCCTGGTAATCTGTGTTGCGCTGCACATGGTGGTAAAACACGAAATCGTCATTCGTTTTTTTATCTTTGGCGGTGCGCAATTTTTCCGGCAGGTTTTCATAGCCAAAATGCTTGGCGGCCTGCCATGCCTTCCAGCTAAACTTGCGCACTATCTCTACCACCTGCCCCCAGCCATCGATCACGAACACGATTTCGGCCATACCGATGGTCACATCGAGGATCTTGCGATCTTCGCGCACGACTTCGTCATAATTGGCAGCATTGCCTATGCTGATCGCATCTGCCAGCACCTGAAGCGATGACGGATAAAACGAGCTGACATTGGGGCCAAAGCTGGCATGCACAATGGCGCCAACCTTGTCCTGCCATTGTTTCACCGTATGGAATTTCGCCACATCAGGGTCGCCCACCTTCATGCCAAACCATTTATTGGCCGGGTTCATCATGGTGGACCACATGGTGCTGGTTAGCGCCTTTTGGTAAAGCGCGGGCGAACTGGCCAAAACCTTGTTGGGGTTTTTCTTGCCGCCAGAGCTTTTAAAGGGCAGCGCCCGCATTAGGCGGTGAATGTCGGTCCAGTCGGCCTCGTGGTGGCTGCGCTCAGCAACCAGCTCATCCCAGCGGCCAACCATGCGGTCAACACGCGGGTCTTTCTCCTTCGGCCCTGCGGTTTTGCCAGCCGCGTTGCTATCAAGCGCCATTTGCAATGCCTCCAAGGGTGGCCGTGGCGGGAATGCCCCGCGGGCTGGTTAGAATATTGGCGGCGGCACCGGCGCGCGCACGGCGCAACCGGGCTTCAAGGTCTCCCTGCCGCTGGGTGGCCAGATTGCCCGCCGTGGGGATAATGGCGGGGGTCGGCGCGGCAACTGACTGGCGTTGAAGAATACACATGGGGTTAGGTCTCCTTTGAGGTGGCGAGGGTGGCAGTGTGGCGGGGCGGGATATAATCGGCGAGCCAAACCCATTGGTCCAGGTTCATCTCACCGCCATAGCCAAAGCCGGTCATTTCGGCTTCGCGGGTAAATCCGATGGCGCGGAGCAAGGTGGCCGCCGTGGGGTGGCCGGCCCAGCTGCGCGCCTCGATGCGGTGCAAGCCCATATGCGCGGCCACAGGGGGCAGATCATGGCGGATAAGGCGCACCAGCGGCACAAGTGCCCGCTTCCAGAAATGGTGATCACGGGCCAGCATCGCCGCATAGCCAAGCCCGGGAGTGGTGCCGGGCACCAGCGCCAGCACGGCGAAGGGTGCGGATATGGGCGGCAGGGCTTCGCCCACGTAGCACGCGGCCCCTTGCCGCGCCAAAAGCAGCCAGTCAGTCAGCAAATCATAGCTTTCGGCGGGGTCACCGCGCATGATCTGGGCTTCGAGCTGGTCATTGTCATCCAGCCCCGAAAGCACGGTGAGCGCGCGGGCGGGGTCAAATGGGCTAAGTTTTACAAGGGGCCGTGTCATGGTTCTCTCCTATGCCGCCTGCTTTGCGGCGATCCGGCGCACTGCGGCGGCCCAGTTTTTCAGGGCCGCGTGGAAGCCCGCAGGGCCGGAAGCGGTAAGGCCATAGATTTTGACGGTGTGAATGGGTGGCTCGCCGTCAAATTCGGCACCGTGGTTGGCCTTGAGCCGCGCCATCAGGCCAGAAATATCGCCGGGCATATCGCCCAGCTCACCCGCCAAAAGAATGGCAGCGGGCAGGTCTTTCTCGTCAATTTTCTGCGGGGCTTTCAGGGCCCTTTCCTTAGCCTTGGCGCGTTTTTTCTTCTCGGCCGTGCGGGCTTTGGCGGCGTCTGCATCCGCTTCAACCTTGGCCGCGGCCTCGGCTTCCACCTTTTTCGCCGCCTCGATGTCAGCCGCTTCGCCGGTGGCGGCTTCGATGATGGCATCAGCGCGCGTTTGAGCGAGCGCGATGGTTTCATTGACGCGCGCTTCAGCCTCTGCGTATTTTTCCTCGGCGGCCGCGATGATCTCGGCGGCTTTAGTTTCCGCGGTAGCAATCATTTCAGCGGCGCGGCGTTGTGCTGCCACTTCTGAATTATCCGTCGCGGCTTGTGCATCCGCACCTGCCACGGCGGTAGGGGTAATGGTTTCACCCACTTTCACATCGGTTTTTTTCGTCGTCATGGTTTCAATCTCCATAGGGGTTGGTCACATCAAACCCGGTCTGAAGGCCCGCCATCAGCGGCGGCCCCCCGTTATGACCGAGAATTTCAGACGCGATCTCGCGCCCAAAACTGTTGGGGCTGGAGCCATCGGGCTTCGCCTTTGAAAGCAGCAAATATTGCAGCGCGTCCATCACGTTGGCTTCCACCTGTCGCTTGTCGGGCACTTTGCGCTTGTCGCCAGAGGCGTTTACCTCGTCTACCCACACATAGCGGGCCTCAAAACCGGCAATCAGGTATTTGCAGCTTGGGTCTATCAGCAGGCCGGGCTGGCTGGCATTAATGTATTCCAGCGGCGCGCGCACGGCCTCCAGCCGTGGCTGGATGCGGTTGGTGCCAATGCGCTGTGGCTTCACCCTGAAGCCCGCTGCCTTGCCCACCATCAGGTTCCACGTCGCGTTTTCGTCAGCGGCTTGGCTGGCCCCGTGCTCGCCCGCCATATCGCCCCAGGCACCGCCCACCCGCAAGCCTGGGAAGCGCGCGCGCAGCAGGTCTTTCAGCTTCATACCAAACACCTGCGCCATCAGCCGCTCTTTCGGAAACATCATTTCAGCGAATATGATCCAGTGGAACGGCGCGCGGTGCTGGGCAATAATGGCCGCACCCTTGAAGCCCTGATCGAGACCCACCAAAAGCGGCAGCTTCGGATCTGGCTCCAGCCGCGTAGGCGACACATGGATTTGCCGGTTGAATTCCCGAATGAACACCGGTTCGCCGATTTTCAGGTAAGTGGTTTTGTTATACACCAGCCGATTGACCAAATCGCCACGCCCGGCCAGCCGCATGGTGCCGATCTGGGTTTGATAATAGGTCGCGGGCAGGTTCTGGAGGTTTTCACACGCCGCCTCGCCATAGCCAGGCTGCTTGTGAAACGCGATGTTGATCTCGTTACCGCTATCG